CTGGTTTGCTTTGACGTTTACAGTCCTCTCAGAGGCTTGTTTAGGGTTTAGTGGTGCAATCTTGCCTGAGTTACCCCAAAGGCCGCCCCAGATCGAAAAACCAGCAATCTCATCATAATCTGATTTGCTTTTGTAAACCCTTATCTTAGTATCTTCGATATGGGCATTATCAACCATAGTTTGTAACCAGTTTGCCATTTTCATAGCTTCATCAACTGATATGTCGATAATTAGATTTCTTTCTGGTGCATTGTCTCTATCGCTGTTGTTGTCAACGATTCTGAATTTTGCGTTAAATGCAGTGTTTGCCATAATAATTAAAAGGGTTCAATGGGTGTAATGCCGTTTGCTTCTTCCCAAGCAAGGACTTTGTGTAGGTCATATCTGACTCTAGGATCACCATAAGAGACAGCGAAGATAGGAAGTTCATAGTACTCAGGGCCATAGCCTTTGTATCTCCACTTTCTGATCGTTTGAGGAGTTTTGCCATATCTTGAAGCCAGTTGCTCTGTTGTGAAAAACTGGCTCTCAGCTACTGTCATGTTGTAATCACCTCCTTTCTAGTTTTGATAAGTTCACAAAGGTCTAAATAATCCTCTTGCGGTATTTGTCCATTAGTGTAACGGACTTCCAAAGACTCAGCACATTTATCTAGTCTTTGTCTGGTACTAGCTTTTAAAATTGCATCTTTAGCAGCGACAGAAAGATTTTGAACTGGCTGGGCTGATCTG